TATGTGGAATTATGAAAAACGACTTGAATACCCTATTAAAATAAAACAGACGAACCCTACTCTGGCGGCTATGATAATAAGTCAATATGGTGGACCATACTTCAATAAGGTATACAGTTTCCCTTCTTATTTATATAGGTATATTATCATAGTGTTTTTAAATATACAATAGCATTATATTCTTTCGATATTATGTACATCTATTGCACTTGTTACTGTATTGCCAATACCAATTACTGCTCGATCACCATTAATCTGAATAACATCATATTCATCATAGTAAAGGTTAAATGCTCGGTCAGTGTCATAATCGACATTAAGAATAACTCTTACTTTATCTCCAACTTTTATATCTGTATTATCACAGCCTTCACCATTCGAATTGTCGCTTGATATAATACAACCATCGTTGACCCAACCTGTTCCATCATTGATTAAGTAAGGATTAGCCGCCCAAGGAATAACCCTTGTGATTGTTCCACTATTAAATCCCTGTGATGGTGTAAGTCCTGATTCTGATGTTGATGAAGCATATATTGCATTATACTCAACATAATCTCCTATCTGATACTGTAAATGCTCTGTATCTGTCTCATCAGCACTGATATTATCATCTGAATCAAAATTATCATTCCTGTGATCATACTCATTAGCCTGTATAAGTCTGTCAAATAACTCGTCACGCATAATGTCATAATCTACTCTTGTGCCATCGTTTAAATAATAGTCACTAGTCTCCTGGGACATAGCAAATTTATCTTCACAGATCTCACCATTATCATCCCAATGAGCTTCCCAGATAAGGGCACCGTGTTCTATAAGTTCATCTACATTCATATAATCATTTAACCAACTATGGCTTGCATAGATACCCTTTGCAGTTATGTCTGATAATGCATCAAGCCATACAAGTGCAAGCTCCTGTGTATAATGATAATCAATGCCATTTTCAGCCTTGTATCGGTCTGCATCCTCGATATCAAGATACAATCCCATTGTTGGATTACATTTATTATACCATTCCCTGATATGTGCAGCTTCGCTTAACGATTCATCATTGTTGCCAGCATACTGATATAGATAAAGTCCATACGGAATACCTCTCTTCTTGCATTCATCTATATATGTCTGTGCCATAGAATCACACTGTCTGCACTCGCTGTCATCCTCGCTTAAGTCACTGCCATAGGCACAACGGATTATAACAAAATCAAAATTCTCCTTAATGTAATCAAAATCAAGATTTCCCTGATGTCTGCTTATGTCTATTCCTCTTTTCATAACTATTCCTCGCTTTCATTTTTATCTTTAATATTTTCTAATTCTGCTTTCTTTTCCACCTGACTCTTAAGATTGCTTACAATAGGCTGTAAAAATGGTGGAAGTGTAACACCTATATCATTGATGTTTTCTAATATAGATATAATTTCATTGCAAATCAGCCATATTGCCACTATGCAAGCAACTAAAAATGTAAATGGCAATGTTATTCCAACAACATCCGCTGAATAAGAAAGGAGCTGGTCAACTATTACACCAACTCCTACTAAAAGCCACATACATATTTTCTTTGCTATGCCTCTTATTCCTTTATAGCTGTCTATTTCCTGATTTCTAAATTTAGATGCTATAAGACCTGTTATATAATCTATTACATTGCAGGTTATCAATAACATAACTGGTATTGCCAGTATACCTAACGCACTCATTATTATGCTCCATATTGCCACTATAATTGTTTTCGCTCTTTCCATTTGTTTCCTCCTGATTTATATATATTTACTTTAATTTTACTTATTGGGTGCTCTAATCATCTCTATTACTCTCCTTTATTTACTAAATTCTGTTACCAGCTCATTTAATTTATTTTCAAATTCTGTTACATCTTTCGTATATGTTGCCTTATTTGCTATATATGCCTGTGCATTAGCTATGTTGCGGTTTACAGACAACCCTCCATTGGCGGAGATTGTAGCATTCATATACATAATGTCTGTTGCTACTCCATTCTCTTCTACACTGCTTGTTCCATTTAATGTTATAGATTTGTTTACATTTAACATTTTTACCTCTTTCTACCACTCCTGTGGATTTTATTAATATTATTTTTATACCCAGCTTGAACTTCCCCAATGGTAAGAAGCAATAACCGTATTATCTATATATATTCTAAGATATGTCCCGTCCCATCCAAAGCTAATATCTGGTGTGATATTTCTATTAAGCACAACTCCTACTTTTCCCATCGTTGTATTATTCACATACAGTCTCGCATTAAACTGCGCAGGACCTTCGTAATAACTATCGCCATAAACGTGAAGGTTGTACAAGTCAGCCCAGTAATTCGTATTCTGCTTGATATAATTCAGTTTCGTGGTTCCGTAATTTTCAAAATAGTTAGTATATATTTCATTAATCCTTGCTTTTCCAACCACTGATAAATCGCAATCCCCATATTTATCATCACCAACTGTTAATACGCCTGAAATTCTTGTGTCTCCTAGGATTTTTAGGTATTCCATCTTTCCAATATCTATTTGAGCCGTATATAAAACTTTCGCTGTCACAGCTCCTCCAAAAGATACGCTGAAAATACTTCTGTTTTGTTGCCAAAGTTCTATAAAATTACTTTGCGTATCTTTATCTGTTATATAAAGTGCATTTTTAATACTGCACTTTATTCCATCAGATGAATTTTTTTTGTAACTACTGAGCCCTGTTGAGTTTATATACCAGCCACCAATAATACCACTGGTACTTGTTATATCTCCCGTGCTGGATATTTTAAAATACTTGCTGTCCCACGTTCCTGTTGCAAGGTTAAGCATCATTCCTGTACTGTTTGCAACATAATTAGAGCTTTTAAGCACTCCGGCTGTAACTGTTCCCAGGTTTGCGGATATTGCAGACAATGTAGATACACTTAACTCTGCCGCTGTGATTGAATTGGCAGCTATCTGATTAGCTGTTATTGTCTTAGAAGCTATCTTCGCGGCTGTAACTGCATTTGCAACAATCTTATCCGAGGTTACTGCATTTGCTGCTATTTTTGCCGAAGTTATAGCACTAGCTGCTATTTTATCTGCATTAACTGCACTTGCCGCTATCTTTTCTGTTGTTATTGCATTTGCGGCTATCTGTGTTGCTGTAACACTGCCTGTATATATCTTTCCACCATTAATAAGGGTCTTATTATTTGCAGCACACCAGCTTGCAATTGTAGATCCTTTAGCCTCCGCATAATCATTCTTTGGCGATTGGGTAGGTTCAAGATACACTGTATATGAAGTATTTCTTGCTATATTAGTTTTAGCCGTATATATTATTACGTCACTTTTATTAGGTGTATAAAGGTAATATCGTGCCCCACCACGCAACATAAAATATATCTGGCTATGTTGTAGTACCTGCCCTACAAACGCAGGCATTTTATTACAGTATCTATAATTGTTTTCTTCTAAGTAACCACTTGCATCCGTTGTTCCCCAACCACTTGCTAAAACCTTAAGTATAAGATTGCAGGTAAATCCCTGATTGTGCTTAGACCATACAGGTTTAGAACCGCTATTAAGCTGAACATTACATTCATAGTTATGTAAGCCGTTATATGGTATAGCTGAATTTATTAATACTGGATAATATGTATCCGTATTATATTTTGCGTCTCTTAAATCTACAGTTATCTGATATCTTTTCTTGGCGGCAGCTATATCATTCTGCGTACCAGCATCAAGTTTTCCAATTACAATCGAACCTGAAGCTATCCTGTCTGCAGATATATAACCACTTGTAATCTTTCCTGCATCCATATTGGCAATCTTGGCATTCTGTATTGTTGCATCTGCTATTAAGGCATTAGTTATAGAGGCATTTGCAATGGCAGTAGTTCCGAACTGACGTAATACCCAGCCTGTACCATTAAAGTAATACATCTTATTTGAATCTGCTGTATTAAACCATATATCATTAGTTTTTCTACCATCTGCCAAGGGTGCTGTTGTCTGATAAAATACAGTATTCTTGCCATCTGCTGTAAGCTGTGCTCCTTCCGCGGTCTTAGAAGCCGCCGCTGATAAAAGTTTAGCCGCTTCCGCCGTGCTTAATGCACCCGCCGCATTTGTATTAGCTGTATCTGCCTTTTGTGCTGCATTTTCCACATCCTTATCTGTCGCACTTATCCATTGCGTTACATCTGTATCAAATTTAGACATATCTACTGCGCCAGAAGCTATCTGCTTGCCATTAATAGTACCAACTGTAATATTAGCCGCTTTAAGGTTAATTACTTCAATATTAGCGGCATCTATAGTTCCGCTTGTTATTTTATTAGCAGTTAAATCTACTATCTTTGCATCTGTTATGCTTCCATCTGCAATCTGAGCTGTACCAACTGCACCTTTGTCTATCATTGCTGTCTTTATAGAGCCGGCCTCGATATTACTAAGCTTTATGTTAGCATACTTCAAATCTGCATCCTCGGCTTTTAGATAATTAGTCTTTATATCAATTATCTCTGCATTTACAGCGGTGATTTTTTCTGCCGTAACTGTATTAGCCTTAACCCAGTCGGCATCAACCTTCTTTGCTATTAATTCCTTTGCTAATATCAAATCAGAATATATTCTTTCGTTCTGCTGTGTTGTCGGACCTTTAAAATCTGTTTCAGTCTCAGTTTCCGTCTTCCCATAAGATGTAACAGTCATAGCCATACCACCATCATATTCCTGTACCAAATTCATAACCGGCATTTTATATTCACCAGTACCATCATTGACAGTTATGATATCCCACGGATCCAGGCGTATATCTCCAAGTGTTTTTAACGAAGCTCCTCTATAAGTAAATCCTTTAATGCTCTGATATATATAACTTAATCTGTCTGACGTCATAAATGGGTTGGAAAAGGTTATTCCCAGTTGTCCACCGCCCTGCGTTAATTCAGTCTGGCTATCCACATTACAGTTAACATAGTCCAGATGAAAGTTGCTTTCATTATGCTCAAATGACATAATTCTTGTTTTATCTATAGAATACTCACATTCTTTATACCACTTAATAACAATAGTTCCGGCTCTGTCCACGCATGCAAATCCACCAGCTAATGAAGCTATATAGCCTATCACCTCTCTGTATGTATATCCAACTGGTTTAGTCTGTATCATTATGTAATCCAGACCACTTACGTCTGCCGGAACACCACAGCTTGTACTTATCTCACTTAAAACCGAAGCAGCACTTGCTGGATATATCAGATTGGATATATATAGTCCTGTAGTCTTCATCATTCTGTCATATGCTGTAAATGTCGTTGTTGCCTGATCACTTTGTGGGTGCTCTGCTGTAAAAAAGCCAAGTGGAATATATTCATACTTTCCACTTGGCAGCTTTAAACCTATCTCTACTGGTATCTCTGTGTTTTCAAATAATTCATCTATCTTCTTAAGAGTAATCTCTATCTTAGCAGATACCGCCGACCCTAGCTGTAATGCTTCATCTGCTGTGCTGGACGTCTCATAGCCCAATTTTTTAAATCGGGAATTATACCATTTTCCATTAATTCTTAATCTGGCTTCAAAAGTCCTCGATGGACTTCTTATTGTTTCTTTAAAAGCTTCCGTTACATTGTTATACATACACTTACTCCTGTATCATAAACTCTATTGCAGTAATATCTTCTAATGTAGTTCCGTCATATCCTTCTGAATCGCACTCATTAACATCTTCCAGCTTAATCATATGCACATCAAGTTCTGTTTCAATGTTATACATATCATCAATTTCTTTAATTACCTCCTGCTCCTTATCTTCTGCAAATTGATATGAACCATCTTTTATAACTTCGTTTCCACTTTCATCTTTTAAGGCATTTTCCTTTAATATTCTTGTTCTTTCAGCATTATATACCTCTAATTCTGCCAATAATGCCTTAAGGTTTTTAGCAACTGCATAATTAACCTTAACCGGCCAATGTTTCTTTGAATTCTGTAACTTCTGTAATTCTGCTGAAATTCTGTCAATCTGTTTAATTGTAAATGTCTTTTTCATCTTCTAGTTCTCCTTATTGTTGAATAATTGACACACTTGCACTTCTATAATAGAAAATGCCATCATCTAACTCTCCTATTACGTCTTTGCTTAGTGTGCCTCTGTAACTTGTTATTGTTATATCCTGTCCATCATCGTGGAATGTTATAGGAAAGAACCCTGCAACAAGCTTACTCTTAATAAGTATCATTTCATCTTCCTGCAGCACTCCCCAACTAATAGATAATGTCTTCTTCTTTGCAACTACATCACCTAACATTGTTCCGTCAAGTGCACGTCCGGTTGAAGAAGACCATATTATCTCATCATCCACTTTGATGGACACAGGAGCCGGTAGCTCCTGTCCATCACACTGTAATATCAATTCATCACATCCTTGTTAAGTTATAATCTCACATTTTCCTGTCTGTTTTGTATGTTCATTTATCTTATCAACTACATATTTCTTAAGACTCTTTCCATCAAGCTGTATATCAAGATCTAATGTTTCCAACACTTTAAGTATCTGCTTAAGAATGCTTATAGCCTCAGACAACAATTCAGCACTTGATGCCATAGCTGCTGCCTTCTGTGCCATATCAATAAGCTTATCCTCTGGAGCTACAACTTCGCCCTGGTGTCTGTTATCACCTATCATTGCAAGCTGTGGAGTATTTGGTTTTACATATCCACCTTCTGCAAGATATGGAATACTGCCAAACCCAACTTCCGGCAAATCAAACCCGAAATGGTCACCACCTATAACCGGTACCCAGTCAGGCACATCAAAGCTTAAGCCATTTACCTTACGAACCATCCAGTTAATACCACTTTCTAATCCGTCAAGCATACCATTTATAAGTCCAATCACCATATTTATAGGACCCTTTGCAATATCGCCTATTGTTGAGAATATATCGCTAAATGTATTAACAATATCATTCCACGCATCCGACCAGTTTCCGCTAAAGACATCTTTCACGAATACCAATACATCATCAAAGACTGATAATACATCCTTGATAATATCTATTACATTTCCAAACTTTTCCGTTGCAATATCTGATATCCAGTCCATTACTGGTGCTAATTTAGGGATAACATTTTCTACAATCCAGTCAATAACCGGTTTCAATATATTCTCCCACAATACTTTAATAACATCTGCAACATGACCTATAATGTCAATTATTTTTGTCATCAAAGGTTCAATGTGTGAACCCCATATTTCTTTTAGTTTGTCAGCTATGTTGTTAAGTACCGGAACAAAATATGTATTATATACATCTAACAGCTTGCCAAATGTATCGCTAAGACCTGTTTTTACAGTGTCAAATAATGGTGAGATATGCTCATCATACATCTGTACAGCTTTATTACAGGTTTCTTCAATCACAGCCGTTATCTCATCTAATACATTCCTAATAGGTTCCAGCGTTGATTCAAATGCCTGCTTGATTTTATCCGTATTTTCGATAACCGGGTCCACAAACGTTGAAATCAAATCTGCCACGAATTGGTTACATAGAGACACTATTGTTATAAATGGATTAACAAAAATACCTATCAAATCAGCAGATATTCCCTGTGCTGCATCACCTCTGAATATTTCAGATATTTGCGAAAGGAACTCCGAAAAATCACCAATCTTATTCCACAATACAGCCCTTGCATCAAACATTTCAGATAATCTTATCTTAATAAAATCCTTATTAGATGATAAATATTTATCTATTCCACCTAACAGATTCTCACTTATCGAAGTACCAATATTCACAAAAGAGCCTGTTATCCTGCCGGCATTCATTACTATGCTGTCAAAGTAATTCTTCGCAGAATCAACTACATTTCTATCTGTAAATATATCTATAAGACTATCTTTAATGCTTAAAAGCAGTTTCCGCTGTCTCTTGATGCTTTTCTCAAAGTCAGTACCTAAACCTTTTTTAAAGCCTTCCTTGAATGTTGCAGCAATATCTTCTATTATCTGCTTGAACTTATTAAGTTCATCTCCTGCTTTTCCAATTTCATTAGATACATTAGTACCCATTCCGGATACTGAACCCGATGCTGTGCCAGTACCTGATGAACCAGACGAACTGCTATCATCCGTCGGCTCTGTCAGCTTATTTATCTGGTCAAAGCCTGCAAGGGACTTCTCAATATCCTTTGCTGTCTTCTTAGCTGCATCTCCTATTCCACTTACATTATCTGCAGCACCTCCAGCATCATCTCCTATGCCTGCTATATCAGCACTTATACTTCCCATAGAGGATGATATATCGGCACCTGTAAGCATCTGCACGAAACTGGCAAATCCATCTGCCACTTTCTGCAATCCTGCAAGCAGACTATTAAATCCACGCAGAATAGGTGTAAACAATGCTATGAAGCCTTTACCAAGACTAGCCTTTAACTGCTGAAACCTTAATGTAAGTATTCTTGTCTGGTTCGCCCAAGAGTCCTGTGTCTTAACAAAATCTCCTGTAGCATTGGATAATGCACTTGTTACATATTGATAACGTAGCATTACCTTTTCCTGCTCTGTCATCTTGGCTGTGGTCTTACCGAAGCCGTTATTAAGTGCATACTGGTCTAAGTTGGTCTGAGTCATAATCACGCCCAAGTCCTTGAGTGTTTCAGTCTCACCAGTCCATATAGACTTAAGCTTTGTATATGCCTCATCTGTCCCAAGATTATAAAATGATGCAACATCACCGGTTAATCCTGTGACATTTTCAGCCATATCAAGCGCCGCCTTACCTGTAATACCCATAGCATTACTCATCTGGCCAAACACACCCATGTACTTCTTAGCCGATAATTCCGATAAGCCGAAGTTAGTCATAGCATTGGAAGCCCACTGGTCTGCCCGCCAGCTTAAGTCCTTAAATGCTGTATCAACTACATTCTGCACTTCTGTGACATTTGAACCAACTTCTATACAGTCTTTCGTGAACTTAGTAACTGCTGCTATACTTAGTCCTGCAGCTATCTTCTTACCAAGCCCAGAAAAGATAGTTGTTGCCTGCTTAGCTGCCTTATTAGAAGCTCCTGTAAGCTGATTAACTATCTGTGAGCTGTCTATGCCAAGCTCCAGAGCTATCTGTCCTACTGTATCTGACATTCTCCCTCCTTTCTGGCACAAAAAAACTGCCTACTTCTTTGAGTAAGCAGCCTTAAAATCTCTTTGTAATCGTGTCCAATATTCTATATACTGTGGTGTTCCCACCATTTTCCTATTACGCTTCAGAAGCCAGTCATCATGTATCTTTTTCTGTTCCTTAGTAAAGCTATTGATAACTTTAATGTCTTTCTCTGCCCTTATACTTACCACTCTTCCAAGTGGTGTTTCAGGCATTATTCCTGATAATAAAGAACAGAATTCAGACCAGGACATATCATCCTCCGTCCGCAATCGTATGCCATACTGTGACAGGAAGCTCGACTCTATCAATTCCCAGTCATCATATATGTCGTAATATATTTCACTATGAGGGTGTATTCTCCTCTCCATATGTACCTGTGGCAACACCCATTATTGCATTATACATTTCCTTATATTCCGGAAGTGGTAAATCCATAGCCTCTATCTTATCTGCTGCCTCTTTGCCAATAAGCATTTCAAGAGCCTTTGTTATAAATCCCATTCCGTTGTCACTATCTTTCTTCTTTTCAGCCTCAGCAGCCATAGCCTGTACATTAAGAATTGTGTTCTTTCTGTTATTCACAGTTACCACTAAATCGTCAGTAATACGAACCATAGGTAACTTGTTTGTAATCTTCATTGATATGTCTATTACTTTAAAATCCGTCTTTGCCATTATTCAAATTCTCTCTTTCTTTTTTATTCTGTATATGGAATATATGTCGGTTTTCCATCACTCTGTGCTTCCCATTCAAGTGCATCAATACTTGTTGAGTCTCCTCCAAGGGAAGTTACATTTATAACTGCTGGGATAAGAAGCTGGTCAAGGTTTGGGAAAATAATTGAAACCCAGGTATTACATTCCTGTCCTGTCTTTAAAGCCAGACTTGCAATATAATCATTACCTTCATCACCATAATTGCGCTTGCCGCCCATAGTCATACCAAGTGATTTGCCTGTTGTAAGTCTTCTTGTCCAACCTGCCTGGTCCATTGGATTCCATTCTTCAATTGTTCCATCTACAGATATGCTTAAACTCTCTGCATCCTTTACAACCTTTGTTTCTACTGTTTCCGGTGTATCTGTACTCTTTCTTCCTGTTATACATACACCGAACTGAATTGTATGTACCGGATTAACGCCAGTAAGTGGTGTTGCTCCTGCATTATATCCAGCTAATTTAGTATTCTGTGCCATACTTTTACCTACCTTTCATAATAAATATCTAATTCTATTACACTCTCAAAGATACCTTTATCATCTGTCCCTACATCAACAGGCTCATCAACCAGCATTTTAGTGAAGAACACTTTAGTATCGTTGATTGTAATATGGTTCATATCCCTAAGCATATTATAGAGCTGTTCTGCTGCCTTCTCGGTGTCTCTGACACTTGTATTCCAATGAACTAATATACTTATAGACTTAACACGATAAGAGCTGTTATTTAAACCTCCTACAGCAGTCTGTGGTGGTCTTTGTCTGTTAAGATTATATACTCCTATGCTCTTATCTTTTTTATTGTCAAGCTTGCCGCAATATACATTATTATTGTCTGCAATGCCAAGACCTGCTATATAATCTCTTACATCACCTATTCCTAACATCATAACCCCGCATTCTTCTTGTATAACTTAGCAAACGTATCGGGAGCAAAATTTCTTTTCTTACCACCTTTAAGATAATCATCGAGCCACCTGCCCTTGGCATTTGCATTTCCTTCGTGTCTTTTACCTTTATCATCTACCCAAGGTGATTGATGGAAGTTATATTCAGGATGATAATATAACCTTCTTACATATGGCGTGCTTGATATAAGCTCTACCTTGCCATTGGCTATATCCTGTGTATATACAAATGTGCTTTCATTTTGCAGTGTACCTGTATCTCTAGGCATTACCTGACTTTGAACTACATTCGTATGTATTGCTTCTGCTGTCTGTACTAATGACACTTGTGCTGCTGCCGTAAGCTTCCTTACCATAGGCATATTAAGCTTAACTGTTGACTTAACATTCTTCGCCATTACATCACGTCCAATCTTGTATAATTAACTGTTCCATCAGGATTGCGGCATTTTGTGCCTTTATATATATGCCTTTTTTCACCTGATACAATTATATCTCCTTGGGTTATAAGAGACATCTCTGGTGCAATATCTCCAGGTATCAAAGCACAGCCTTCAAGTTGTATAAGAACCTTTTCTGCCGTTAATACTGTCTTTCCACTATCCTGATAGTTGCATAAGCCATCCCATATAACAGGTTCAAGAGGCTCTCCATAGACATTTCTGCCTTCCTGCTCTATCTCAATATGTGCTTCTGTTTTACAGAACTGCTTTAATACTAAACAAGGATATTTCATGCTCACACCCCCAGACTTAAACAACAGAAGCCTGTCTGACATAACGTCTGGTATGTATCACGCTTTACAGCAATGCCATTCTGTACAAGCACATTCCAACTGCTGCCAAACTGCATAGACACACCATTAATAGCATAATTCTGTAGAACACAATTAATCATATCCTCGTTCTCATACTCAAAATCAGCTATATCACAGCATACATCAATTATTATTGCCTGCTGGAACTCTGTCAGATTATCAAAGCCTCTTGAAGTTATACGATTAAAAGTAAGCGAGTCAATGTGTCGGCTCGCCTGTTTTAATCTCTTCTCAATCTGTTCTTCTGGAATAGTATTATGTTCGCTTAGATATTGCTCTTTACTTGCATATACCATAGGCTCACTCTGCAATCTCTTCTGCAGGATCTACATCAACGAATACAGAATCAACCTTACCATCCTTGCCATTAGGGAATACAAATGTATCACTTAACTGACGATTCTGATAAAGATATCCGTCTCCTTCTGTATGTGCTCCTGGTGCGAAGAAATAAATAGATGAAATCTTAGGTACTGTCTTACAGGTCTGTCCACATGCAACAAGTACATTAATCTTGCGTGAACCCTGAACAGTCTTTTCATAATATGTGGCTATATTAGTCTTTGTAGGCTTTGCCACAACTGTATAAGCGCTGTCGCTCTTAGTGTAGTATGTCTTTGCTTCTACCACATCTGTATCAGTTGTTATGGTATACTTTGACTTAAGCGGAGCAAAGCCGCCCTCTGCAACATCCCAATCGAATCTGTCATAGAATCTTTCATCATCCACAACTTCCATAAGTGTCACGCCATCAATATCAGTTACACGTGTTTCAATGCCAAGACCACCTTCTGCAATCTGTGTCATTTCAATCTTACGTGTAAATTCCTTTGATACCTCAAGCTTATCCATAATGTCAGAAGATACATACGTAATGAGGCTTCCATTTGCCTTATATCTTCTAAGCTTGCCTGCTGCCAGAATATGCTTAAGCTTAGCAAATACATTCTCTGATGTATATTCTGTGGAAGCTGTTTCAGTATGATATAATTCTGTCTTCTGTGCAGCCTGTGCTACCTTACTGAAAAATAATGCATCTGTCTCTGGTACTACCTGTGTCTGTTCAAATATGTGTGAAATATTCTGAATAGATGCTGTCTGATTTGTTTCATCAACATCTGCCTTATCAACCATAAACTGTACATCTCTGTCATGTGTTACTGTGTAAGGAACATCTTTCTGGTTATATTCTCCTGTGTTCCATCCACCTGATCTCTTATGGTTCTTATAACCACTTACACTCATCTGTGTAAAATGGAAGGTCTTGGCATCTAACCATCTGACATTGTTTGTAATAAATGGTGATGTAAGTGTGCCCTGAATAAGAATTGCTAATAATTCAGGACTCCACTGTTCTGCATAATTTAAATTTGGCATATTATTTTACCTTTTTAACCTTTCTTAATTGAATCTGTTCCATCTCTTTGTAGGAACGTTTACATTGTTACCTGCAGAAGACTGCTGGCCATTAGTCTGCTGCCCTGCGCCAATCTGGAATCCCTCATTGTTCTCTGTGCTTGGCTTAAGTGCAGGTACATCCTTTAGAACCTGTTCAAGTGCAGCTTTAACATTGTCCTCTGATATCTTTCCATCTGTGCCCTTTGCCTTGCTGAAATCAGCCATCTTAAGCACATATGGAAGTGTCTTGGCATTAATACCAAGTGTCATTGCTACCTGTGTAGCCGCAAGCTCTATACGAGCCTGTTCAGCATCTTTCTGCGCTGTTGTTACTTCATTCTGAAGATTAGCATTAGCGTTCTGCTGCTGTTCTACCTGCTGCTGTTTATTCTGCTTAAATGTTGCAATAGCCTGGCTTACTTCCTCCTCGGATAGTCCCTGCTGCTGGAAATAGCTTTTAAGCACAGCATTTTCCTTCTTGGCAGTTGCGGTGTCTAACATGCTCTGTATTTTGTCATAGTCAATTCCAGCCGCCTGCTGATTATTCTGACCACCCTGCTGTCCTGCCTGTCCATTATTGTTACTTCCAGCGTTCTGGTCGCCGTTACCATCTCCGCCCTCAGCGAAGAACTGTAAATTCATAGGTAATGTCTTTCTCATCACTCTATCTCCTTTCTTCCGTTTACCGCCCGTCGGCATTTTCCTAAAGTTTATTGCCATTAAGTTTTGGGCATATAAAAAGGACGTCCATTGCTGAACGTCCCAGATTTCAATATGATATTATCTATTTTATTGTATTCAATACTTCTTTGAGCTTATTCACTATAGACCTTTGTCTTGAATATAACATATATATAGTTGCTGCAGATTCGTCATTATCTATAAGAGATTCGCCCTCTGCAAATGCTGTCTGAACAAATCCTAATGTTGCTGTTGTCTGTTCCAGTTCATACAAAGCATTCTCAAAATCAATTTTAGCAGACATATTACACCTCCATATTCATCTGTGCGTTAGTGTTCTGTATCTGTTCTTTCAGAACCACAGGCAACCTATAACCTTCTATTATGGATATTGCTGTATCACACTGTCTGCGCTTAATTGACTTGTAGGAAGTAACCTGAAACTGTCTCTTCAGCTCTCTGTATATATCTGTGTATACCTTACCGCTTAATGACTTATCGTGATAAGCATTACTGTCTTTACCACCTCAAATAGTTTCTCCCTTACTGTATGTATATTATATATCTTTTATTCTTTTTTGTTAAGTGGCTTCCCTTCCTTTATCCATTCCTCATAAGTAATATCTTCGGGTAATATTTTAAAATATTGTTGTAAAACTTTAAATGTCGACCTATTATATTTTTCTAGTTCTTCATCTGTTTTCTTTGGTGGATTTATAAATCTTTCACGTTCTTCTTTTGTCATTTTTTGTTTTTCTTCTTCCGTGAAATGAATCTCACTTAATTCCATTCTGAGTTTAAAACATTCTTCTGGAGAAAGTTCTTTTCCTCTTTGCATTTGTTCTGATTTAGGTAATAAAAGCCATTCCCTTGCTGTTAACGTCAACTAATCCACCTCCTCTAGAAGAATATTCCAAATATCTTTAACCAACAATTTTGAAACAACTTTAAATCTACTATTTCGCTCATATAGCACTTCATTTTCATTTAAACCAATAGAACTTATATCTCGTCCATTCTTGGAATTTTGTATATATATTTTTATTTTTGCTGAATCATTATATCCTTCTTTTTTTGATGTGCTCCAATACTGTCTGATTATTACTACTTTTCCTACTACAAACTCACTCACAAAATCATTAATCATATCTTGCTCATCTAATCTATCCGTAAAATCGACCATTCTTATTAAATTGCCTTGATATTTCGGTATTTTTGACAATGCTTTATCTAAATTATTTATAAGCTGTTTATCTTCTAGCTTTAATTTTGATAAATCATTTGCATTTCTTAACATATCATTTATAATATATGACTCAAAACTCTTATATTGAATAACAGCTTGCAATTCTTTATCTGATAATTGAATTATATCACTATCACATAAATCCTCAATATGCTTTTCAGATTTACTATTATCAAATGATACATTTTTCTTCCACTGTTCCTTCCTTACCTCATACATCTTCTTATTATCCGTATCCAGCGAATACTTCGACATCCTATCGAACTGCTCAACCATTCTTCCAGCATATTGCTGTTTCTGGTCCTGCTTGTAATCTTCCTTAACCTGCTCAAGCTCTTCCTTGGTAAACTTACTGTCTGGCTCTTCATCCAGCTCAGGGAAGTATGTTGTATGTACGTCTTTGCAATTTGGATGGTACAACCCCGCAGCTATTGCAGATGACATAAGCGGATAAGGACCATCAGATGCCTTACCGCCACTCCACACATCATCTATAAGAATCTTTCCAACAAACGGAAGACACTTAGGACAGGCATTCGCACGCTTATTCATAATAACTGTACTAATTCCCCAGGACTGTCTCATCTCTCCCTCTCCGGTTAGATATGCACGCTTATTGGCTGTCTGAATTGCCATCTTAGCATAATCTTTCATAGTATGCCTTGCGCCATTCGCATATTCAATACAGTTGATACCTGCTTTTAGGAAATCCTTTGTCGCCATATCAACTGCTTTCTCATATGTTCCTGCACCCGTATTCGCATACACCTGAGCATTGAATATTATCTGCCGGTATTTATCTTCCGACATTCTAAGCATTGCTTTTTCCGCCCTGTTAAAATCTGACTTCGTAGCTTTAATCAGGGCATTAAGCTTTCTTGTGTTAAGCTTGAAAAAAGCACCCTCAGTGCCTTGTGACACCTTGGATGCTTTTAATCCCTTTTTCAATACTCTTAATATCTTCTGTTCCTGCTCTGTGCCGCCTGTCTGCCTTGCTGTAAATATCATTGCATCAATTGAACTGTTTATATCACTGAATCTGCCCGCAAAACGTGTCTTGTTATCTGCTTTATATTTTTCTAAGGCTTTAAGCTGTTCTACCTGCCATTGTGCCCAGTTGAATCCAAGTTCATCTTCTTCTGCTCTGTGTCTGTCAAGATTTCGTATCATAGAAGCAATCAGCTCATCTTCTATGGCTCTAAAGGCTTTCTCTATGTCATATTCTGTATTAAGTGCCATAAGCTACCTCACTTGTTATCAAAACCTGTAAAACTGTTATCAGCGCCATTAACTGTAAAGCCATCTGCCTGCATATTAAGTGCCGGCTCTTCCATATCAGATATACCCTGCTCAGCCTTAAGTCTTGCTATCTCTTCCTGCTTCCATTCGTCATCCTTAGTATCTCCATACAGCTCATCAACAGATGCCTCTATGCTCATAATACCGCCCTGCTTTGCCTTGCTGACTGTTTCTACCTGGCTTTCAAAAGATGGGTTAGCATATTCGCCAAATGTCACATCAATATCTATATCCTTAATAGCTGTCTTATTAAGCGTGTCTATGGCATTAAATGTTGCTGTAACAAGCTTTGGAAGAACCTTCTGAAGCCGCTCTACAATGTTATCTCTGCTGTAAAGCGTTGCTTTCTCTTTCTCCCTCTGTGCATCCGCATTATCCAGTTTCTTAACATCTATGCCTAATGTTGATGGGCTCATAATCCCCTGTAAACAAAGATCCAACGCTGTGATATATGTTGCAAGATAGCTTTCGTGTGGGATATTGCCCTGTACAAGCTCTATCTTATTAACTGTACCTTCTGCCATGCTGCCATCTGTTTTTATATAGGCATTATCAAAAGCATTAGGCTTTAGCACTTTTCCATCCAGGGGATTCCTTGGTAACATATTCTCCGGTATATATTCCTTTGTTCTATTCCTCCTTAAGGCATCCATCCATTGTGACCATGCTTCATCCAGCGCATCAAAGTTATCTATCTTTGCATCAAATATGCTCTTGCCTCGTCCTTTATACTTGGCTGACTTATAAAACAGAAGAGGAACAGCCATTATAAACTTGTCATTCCAGGTAACATCACTAAGATGTGCCAGCTCCGGTATAACACTTAAATCATATTCCCTGCCGCCTCTTGTAAGCTCATAATGTATGTAGCCTATGCCATAATGTTCAAGTAATACATATTCCTGTCTCTGCACGTTATGCACAGTCTTAAACACTATCTCCTTAACTCTTCCCCTGTCCTTGATAATCTCTGTCTTATCACCAGAGTAGAATTCCAATATAGGATACTTGCTAAGGTTCGTATCGAACGATATCTTGAATGCTCCATCACCGATATAAAGTGTTTCTGTTATTGCCTGCTTAACAAGCTCAATGAAATCATTTTCCTCTGCTATCTTATCCCATTCTGTCTGCCTGCTGCCAGCATCTATTAAATTCATATCATCTGTTACTATACTGGCCAGCATATCGCATAACATAGCAGGGAGACCTACGTGTATCTTTCTTATCTCCATACCTATTGTACAGGATGCAGACCAGAACCTTGTCTTGTCACCATCTATCTGGCTGTATAGCTGTGACAATTCTTCACTCTCACCTCTGTACCATATCTTGTTCTTTATGGCATTTCCCTCGTAATCAAGAGTTTCCTGTATGCTTATGGATCCATTAACAGCCGGCTGGATGTGCAGCCACGTTCTTATTCCTGTTTTTATCTTCTCTGCCATACTTGTAAATATGTTCACCTCTCTCACTCTCCTATCTGGAATTATTTCTTATTCTCTATACCTATCCTGCTTCGATAAGGAATCCAGCCATACTGTACGCTGTTTACCATATGGTCATTGCCATCCTCAGGCTCACAGTCCTTATCTTCAAGCCACGAATACGTTTCTAACTCTGTCTTGTAATTCGTGCAAGTATCGACAATATAAAAGCTTGGCTCTCTGCCCTTTTCGTCATTAAAGGACATCCAGCCAAGCTGTAAGTTAATTCTATCTATTATGGTTACTTTCTTATACGCATTATTAAATATATACTGGCAGTCAATGTGTTCTCTCTTGTACTTGGCAAACTCTGTTATCGTTGCCTGATCAGCGTTATCTATAAACACATTTTTTGACATTCCACCCCATTCTTTTCTGTTACGCTCCAGGAAGTCAATGTAATTCCTTACCGTATCAGACGGAGCTATTGGTATATCAAGTTCTGCATTGTTATACACCTTTTCATCCAGCACTATCAGCTTGCCCTTGTTTGTTATTCCCACAAAGGACATAGCAATCGTATCCGGGCTCTTGGTTGAATAAGCTGTATCAAGTCCGCTGGTGAATATTATGAAATATTCGCCCTGCATTTCATCAACCTCACGTCTGATGTATGACTTTGCCTGATCTCTAGTAATGATATGCCTATTGCAGAAATTAGAAAAGACAAGACCGGTAGCCTTGCCTCGTAATCCTAATATCTTGTTTTTATATATCTTAGTGCCAGGAGGATAGCTCATTTTTTTCTGTTCTATCTTCTCTGGTGTCATAGATATATTGTCTGTCATATTAAAGAACCAGTACACCCAGCCTTTAATAGGCTCACAACCGTTAAGGTCCTTCCATATTTCTTCCGGCACATCTGCCCTGTACTTATCTATAGGCCTTGCATGATTGATGTATTCTGAATATATAGGAAGTGTAGGCGCATCCGGATTAAGCGTACCTACAAAGTATTCAGAACGTCCGAATATCTCTCGTATGAAGTCTATGTTAGCTGTATTGCACTCATCTACCCACACACATCCAAACTGTGAACCCAAGGCATTCTTCCATTTACTGGCATTATCATAGCCAAGAATATATATTATCTTAGTACTGCTGCCAGTTTTGAATTTAATGTGCGGAAGTTTATTTTCTTTATCGCCATTACCACAGTATTCCAGATTGGGGAATATCTGTAACAATCCCATATCAGCATTTATTATATTCTTCTCAATAACACCTGTTGTATTACCTGCTATAACGTGCAGCTTCATATCTGATTCAGCTACATTCATAATGAACTTAACAGCTACTGTTGTTGTCTTTCCTGATGCAGTTGAACCCTCTAAGAACTCTGCTCTTGCAGGTGTGTCTATGTAATCCCAGTATTTATCACTTAGAAGCATCTGGCTCACCTCTTGCTTTACGCTGTGCAAGAAGCTCCTGTAATTCACTCCTGGTTGTATCGTTTACATTAGCCTCTATCTTCTCAGTAAATATTCCCAGATGTTTACCAAGCAGTTCCAATGCCCTGACCTTATCGAAAGATTTCACTTCCAGTCCATCTCTACCCTTCTTGATAACTGCCAATGCTCTCTTCTGTTCTTCTGTAAGTTCATCTGTCAGTACTGGCTCTACCGTCCTATACATTATAGGCTTGCCATCTTCACCAAGAACATCAACCAGCATTCCATCAACTTCTGTCTGCATCTTTTTCTCTACTACACGTGCATAGTCCGCATTATTAGAAAAAGCTATCAGGGCAAGCTCCTTGATAACTCTTTCCTGGGTTATCTGTGTGCTCCTTGATAGCTCTTTTTGTCTTTTTGCTATATATTCCTGCACCTTAACATTTCTTAACAGTCTTGATGCCGTCTGTTCTGCTGTTTTCGGTGAATACCCTGCCCTGATAGCTGCCTGTGTGGCATTAAGGTCTATAAGGTATTCTTCACAGAATCGCTTCTGTTTATCTGTTAATGCCATACAATCAGCTCCTTTCTGGCATAAATAAAAAGGCAACTATATAGTTGCCTTTTTTTAACCTCCTAATAACTCATCAAATTCCTTATGAAATTTACTTGAAAATATTTTTTCATAATTTATCCTTTGAGATATATTAAACGACTTATATTTAATTTCATAATTATGTATTAAAAACTTAAATAATATTTTCATCAATGTATAAACATCTTTATTTATGTATTCAATCATTGTATTTTCTCTTGATAATATATCATATATATATTCTATCTCTTTATTTTCTAATTTCAACTTATCATGAACTTCATTAGAATATTTTGCATATTGAGAATACAACCTATTTAAATAATCTTTATCTGTATATTCGCTTTTTATATCTTCTTTAATATTTCTGTATGATGTTTCATTAATTTTCTTTATTGATTTATCTTTAAAAATAT